CCCCCCCGTAAAAAACTGGACAGGTTTCAAACTTTTGGTACATTGCCTTGATGGCTGACATATCGGTTAAGACGAATTTGACAGGGGACACGTTGAAGATGTTCTTGGACAAGCTGACGTTGGGGTTGAGTTTGACGGCGGCTTGTGGGGCTTGTGGCATTTCGCCTCGTAGACTGGACGGGCTTCGTAAGAAGAAGCCGAAGTTAAATGCGCAGGTGATGGCGGCACAGGCTCAAGCTGAGGAGGCACTGGTGAGGAAGATAATGGATAGTCGGGATGGGAAGTTGGCATTGGCTTTCCTTCAGTCCCGCTTCCCGCACTGGAATCCGAAGACGGCAGCGAGCGGGGCATCAGCTCCGAAGAGTACTATCTCACCAGAGTTACTTTCGCAGTTGTCTTTGATTCCGGAGCGAATCAAGTCTCGTAACTGATGGCGGCTAAGAAGAAGTTGGTGGTGCTGAAGCAGCAGCCTAAGATCAAGCGGACTGGCCCGAAGCCGAAGGAGGGCAAGTTCGATGTGGTGTTGTCTACCAAGAAGGTTAAGAAGGCTCCTGCACCTTCCTTGATCCTTTCACCTAATGAAAGAAAATCGCGAGCTGCGCTTGAGCGGATTGCGAAGGATCACGATGCGTTGGAGGAGGCGAGTCTGCTGGAGAACTTTCCCAAGACGTTTATTGATGTTGGGGCGTATGGTTGGCAGAAGAAGGTGTTGGTGGATTTGAATGAGAAGGAGAGTCGGGTTGCCTTGAAGGCGGCGAATGGTAGTGGGAAGACGAGTGTGATTGCGGCGTGTGCGATCTTGTGGCACATGGTTAGGTTCCCTGAGAGTTTGGTGGTGACGACTGCTGGTGTTTGGCGTCAGGTCGAGGGGCAGCTTTGGCCTACGTTGCGGAAGTATGTTGGTGGGTTGGGGCAGGGCTGGAGGATTACGAGCAGCGAGTTGCACTATGCGAATGGGTCGCGGGCGATTGGGTTTAGCACGAACGATCCGGGTAAGTTCGAGGGTTGGCATCGGCAGGGGCCGACTGAGAATCTCTTGATGATTGTTGATGAGGCGAAGACCGTCCCTGATGCCATCTTCACAGCCATAGCCAGATGTCAGCCGAGTCGGTTACTGGTGATGTCGAGTCCCGGTGCGTCGGCTGGTGCGTTTTATGAATCGTTCACCAAGCAGCGCAGGTTTTGGAAGTGTCATACTGTTACGGCATATGACTGTCCGCATTTGACGAAGGAATGGATTGCCTCGCAGATAGAGTTGTATGGCGAGAACAGTCCGTTGGTGCGTTCGATGATTTATGGTGAGTTCGTTGATGACAGTTCCGATGGGTTGGTGTTGAACCTGAAGGCACTTGAGGAGTGTTTGCAGAACCCACCTGAGCTGGAGTTGGGGATGCGTGTTGCCTTCGTGGACTTTGCTGCTGGCGGTGATGAGTGTGTGTTTGCTTTGCGCCACGGGAACAAGATTATGGATATGGTGTGTTGGCGGGAGAAGAACACGAACACCACTATTGGCAAGATCATCAATTTAATCAAAAAACATGGCTTGACACAGGATGAGATTTATGCTGATGAAGGGGGTCTGGGTTTGCCATTGTGCGATGCGTTGATGGATGCGGGGTATGACATACACAGGGTTAACTTCGGGGCGAAGCCGTTTGACGACCGTTACGCGAACCGGAGTGCGGAGATGTGGCACACGGCTGCACGGGCGATTGAGAAGCGGGAGATAATTTTACCGGGTGACAGTATGTTGCACCAGCAGATGGTGACTCGGCGAGCTGAGGTTAGTCGGACGGGGAAGTTGGGTTTGGAGCGGAAGGATGTTATGCGGTCGAGGGGTTTGGACAGTCCTGATAGGGCTGACGCGGTAATGGGCTGTATTGCTTGTGGCGGCGGAATTGGGGGAAGCTGGGAGCAATTCAACTCACTTACCCGTCCTTCGCTTAATGACATCTTTGAGGAAGCGCAGTCGAGTTACGAGGAAGACGCGATGCCGCAGGGAATGTTCATGGGATATTGATATGGGCCAGACGTTGACGAAATCTAGTATTGGCACGACTGAGCCGAGATTGACGGAGTGTTCTGTCTGTGATGAATTGGGTTCGGCTGTGGCTGAAGATTGGGCGACGGGCGGCGTCTATTGTAATGACTGTATTGGGGACGCGCTAAATGCTGAAACAATGATGCGGTGGGCGTGGGCCGGAATGGCGGTTAGGCATCCACACCCGAACGAGTTTGCTGAGTGGGAGGATCACTAGATGGCGAAGGAAGAGAAAGAGCCGAAGACCAAGGCGGGAGAAGTCACGCCGCAAGGATTTACTGTTCCCACCAAGGAAGACATTAAGGCTGGCGAACACGCGCCTGACCTTCGTGGTCGGAATAGAGGGAGGGGTAGGTAATGCCTTTCAAGAGCGAGAAGCAGCGAAGGTGGATGCACACTAACAAGCCCAAGATGGCTAAGGAATGGGAGCAGGAAACATCAACAAAAGAAAAACCAATGGCAGCTAAAAAACAGGGTTACAAATCACGGCAAGACGAATCACTCGGAGCAAGGCGCGGTGCGCGTAAGAAGCTGAAGCAGAAAGTCACACCAGCCGGACGCCGCAAGATGGCGTCTGCACCCCGCAAGGCGGCGGGTGGTAAGAAGTACGGATTGAAATGAGCGAGAAGCTTTACGATTTAGTTGCACACGACATTGCCAGCCGTACACGGTGGGAGGTGCGTCAGGGTTTGTGGTATCAGATGCGTAACGACGGATTGCGCCGGAGAGGGAAGCCGTGGCCGAACGCTGCTGATGCCCATTTCCCCCTGATCGACACCACCATCAACAAGCTCAAGCCGAGCTTCTTTCAACAGGCGATGGGGCTGGATGTGTTGGCGACCTTCGTTCCCATGCGCACCCAGTTGAGTGCGTACACTTCCGCAGCGGAACAGTGGTTCTCGTATAAGATGCACGAGAAGAGCAACTTCGCGATGGAAGTGATGAGTTGGATCGACCATATGCTGATGGGCGGTCATTCGGTGATGAAGACCTTCTGGAATCCTGACCGGAAGCAGATCGAGTTTCAGGCGATTGACCCGATGTATATTATTGTTCCGCCGTGGACAAAGAATGTTGAGACATCGGACAGGCTTTGTCAGGTCATGCCGATGAGTTTGGAGAGTTACAAGCGGGCGGGAATTTATGATGACAGTAAGTCAACGCTGGACAGTATCATGGGCGGCAGGACTGAGGAATCTGGCATCCTCAATGACCTCAAAAATAACCGCGAGTTACGGGAGGGTTTGACTTACTCAGCCGACAAGGAGCAGATTATTGTTTGGGAGGTTTATTCTAGAGATGATGACGGGGAGTGGGTGATGGAATGTTTCTCTCCCCAGCAACCTGAGATTGCGCTTCGCAAGGAGATGAAGATTCCCTTTGACCACGGGATGCCCCCGTATTCTTCTGCTCGGTATGAGGTGACGGATGGCGGATGGTTTTCTCCTCGTGGCGTGTGTGAGTTGTTGGCCCCGTTTGAGGCTGCTCTTACCAAGTCATGGAATGAGCGACAGGACGCATCGACTTTATTCAACAAGCCGCTCTTTAGGGCGGAACGTGATTTGCCGAACTCGGTGAACTTGCGGTTGAATCCGGGGCAGATTCTGCCTTTCGGTATTGCCCCCGTCCAGATGCCTGATGTGCCTCTGGACTTTGAAAAGGATATGACGCAAACGCAGTCGATTGCCGAGCAGCGTGTTACCGTTCCCGACTATGGACTCATGGCGGACAGGGACAGGCGCACGGCGACTGAGATTGATTCCATTAATGCGCAAGCGCAACAAAATATGGATTTGCGTTTGCGTCTATTCCGTCAGGCATTGGGCGATCTGTTCCGTCAGGCGTGGAGTATTCTGGTTCAGTTCGACAGCAAGGATTTGCAGTACCGTTTTCTGGAGGACAATCTGGCGGTTGACCCGGTGGCGTTGCATGAGGAATACCAGATCGAACCTCGTGGCGGCATGGACATGGTTAGCCGTGCGATGCTCCTGAACAAGGCGTTGCAGCGGAAGCAGTTGTTTGTTGACTCGCCTTGGATAGATCAGGTGGAGCTGGATAAGAGCATTATTGAGCTGGACGATCCAGCACTAATCGCCCGTCTGGTTCGTGACCCGAACGAGAAGTTGACGGACGAGGCGGAGGACGAGCAGAGGACTTTACCTGCGCTGTTGATCGGGCAGATTATCCCGGTGAAGCAGGGGTTGAATTACCAGACACGGATAGGAGTTATCATGGCGTTCCTTGAGGAAGCGAGGTTGGCAGGGATGCAGCTCAGTCCGAAGGGTGGTGAGGCGATTGTGACTCGGCTGGATGGATTGCTTCAGATGATGATTGAGGTGGACAACAATAATGGGAAGGCATTGCAGAAGGATGTCATGGAATATTTGAAGAGCATTGGGCTTATTCCCGCTGAGGAAGATGCCAACGCCATGCTCGCTCAGGAGATTGCTGGGCAGGGGGCTGCGCCGCCCGAACAGATGCCTCCGGCTGAGGGAATGCCTCCTCCACCACAGGAGCCAACTCCCCAAGCCCCTATGCCAGTTGAAGAGACTGCATCGGTTGGAGTGATATAATGAGATTTTTTAGGTTCATAGGTATTGCATGGCGTCTATCAGGTAACATCCCTTGGGTGGGTGAACCGGAGTGGGACGCATCTGATGCGAATGTTTTGCGGAAGTTTCTCGTCTTAAAGGAAGGGAAACGGTTTAGGATGGTTCTACTGAACATGGTTCTGAAGCAGAACCAACAGGCAGTGTACGCCAAGAAGAGGCTGGAGTACGAGGCTGGATTTGCCAGTGGTGTAAGGACAACGGTACATACCGTTGAGGCTCTTGCGAAGGACACCGAGGAGTCAAAGGATTTTGCGTCAGATATATATGGGGTCGAATATCTGGCGAGTGAAGACCCCACAGCAACGGACAATCGTTTCAGTGCAATGATTGGACGAGGATAAGCACTGATAGGGAAACATTATGCCAGAAGAAACCG